ACACCACTTATGTATGAAGTTTGCCACTTCGGGTAAGTAGGTGTCATTTCGTGAGCTGCTACAGATGTACATAGCAGTGCCCACAGTATTACTGAGCGACACATTCAGCAACTACAATTGCTGTATACGCACCACCAGGAAATGCTTTCTGTTGTCCACCACCATATGTAGCTTCGGACTGAACATCTACCCACAAAGTCCCAGCGTGTGCCATAGCGTATTGTCTTAAAGCACCAGTTGTTGTACTAGCTGTCTGGTATCCATCAAAGTCACTGCCAGATGATTGTGCTACTGCTACTGCACCTGTCCAAGCAACAGTGTCGCTTAGGCTAGGGCTAGAGCTAAAAGAAGTAGGGTAGCTGACTTGTGCGTAATAAGCATTAGCAAGTGATACGTCAAACCTTACGATAGGTTTTTGACCACCACTAGCTGGTGTTGTTGTAAGAGTGTATGCATTAGGGTTTCCATATACTCCAGGTGTGTCTGTGTTTACTGTACATCTAGACTCTACTGAGCCATTAATTTCTGCATTGGCTTCTACCTTACTAGCAAATAAAGAGCAACCAGTAAGTGCAAGGACTAGCGATGTTAATAATAATTTATTCATTTGTATTGTTCCTCTATCATTTTGTTATGTAGGTTATCTTGTGCCAAACTTTTTAGTGCTCTTCTGTTGTCTACTATCTCTCCTCCTTGCAGTGAAATAGATTCACGATACACCCCACCTGGAACATCTGCTAAGTAATAAGAACTTACATTAGTAGCGTTGTTTATGGTCTGTAATAGAACTGACTGAGATACTGTGTTAGCTATTGTCAAAGCATTTTCAGATGCAGCCAGAGCCATTTCTAGTCTGCTTTCATCTTCTTCGTCTTCATCTTCTTCTTTTCTTTCTTCTTCTTCCTTCTCATACAAGTCACTGTCAGTTTCTTCAGTAGCGTCTATAACTGCGTCATCATCCAGTGCATCATATATCTCAATCTCAGGTATAACTGGCATAGGCTCAACATATCCAGGACAACTCTCATCATTTTGTGGGTCAAAGCACTTATCAAATCTGTACATATAAACCACACTTGCATCCTCTAGCGTTCCTGATCCTATTGTTTCAATAGAACCTGTGCCAAACTTACTGACTGGTGTGTACGGTAGAGGCACAAGCCTTTGTATCTTCATACCTGTACCATCTGTCCAGTCTTGCGTATCTTGAAAGATATACCCACCATCTACATCTTCATTTTGTACTGTAACTAGGTACTCCTCTCCAGCCTCCTTAGTTACTTTGTACTTGTATATTACTCCACTTATGTCCAGCCCATCTTCTACGCTAACTCCTAGCGTTCCAGATGTCATACTCCATACCAGACTATCTACTGCTGCATTACCAGTGTACCCAAAGGTATAACTAGAAGAGTATGAAAGCTGCGGCAACAGTGCCCATAATACTAAGAGCTTTATCGCGTTTTTCTTGAGCAGTGATTTCATCTTCCTCCGGTGGCTTTGGTATTGACTCAGTGTGTACAGCCCAAGCATCTTTTGCTTGCTGTCCTATTAAACCATCTATCGGGCACGGTGTCCCGGCTTGCATCATCCCGTCCCATATGTCTGGGTCTTGACATAAAACTGAAACTGCTGCTACCTTCATACCAAAGTTATACAGCTTCTGTGCTTTCTTAAGTCTTAAACAGTTTTCTTCTGTGTATGTTGTACCTACTGAAAGTCCAAGTATCTGTGTTTGTACTGAACCACTAGAACTAATCGTACATAAATCTGAGCTATTGCCACTACCAAACTGGGGAGATATAGCACTAGGTGGTGGGCTTTCTACCTTAGTAGTTTGATTGCCATTTGTTGTAACTGTGCTAGTAGACTCTGTAATAATAGGGTCGTTATCTGCCATTACTGGCAATACAAACACTATCCAAAATGCAGCAACTATGCCAAAGGCTATTAAATTGTTCCTATATCTATCGCTCATTTTTCTTTCCAATATTGTATAACAAGAATCCATCTGTTTGTTTTACTTCTATTGTTAAAAGGTCTACCTGTGTGTGCAAAAACAGAACCATTAAAATTTATATTTCTTCCTGGTAAAGGCTGAACAGCCAATCCTGTTGTGTTCTCTCCATATACAATAAACTCACCACCCCAGTCAACATCATACTCTGGATGTATAAAGGTCATAGAAGTTTTGTCACCATTATCCTTATGCATTATGGGTTCAGTAGAAGAACTATAACACTGCACATAAGCCTTTATAATTTTACCTACATTTAATGAATCAATGATTTTTTTTATTGCAGGTATTTCTAATTCAGAGTCTTCTAAAAAATGTGCCATCTGAGCTTTGTGTACACTTTGCTTAACACTGTGACTTCTGTGTCTTAATGTAAAAGGCTGGCTTAAAAAATGAGCATACAGTTGTTTAACTTCTGACTCACTTAAAAAGTTATCTTTTATTTCTATGTCTTTATCAGTTACCATTTACCTATTGGACAATACTGAGATTTAACAGCAATCTTTAATGAAATAAAACAACCACACTTACTGCATTTTAATCCTAGCTTTGAAACTGCAAGGCTTGGACACTCTTTACATATGTCAAACCTATCTTTGATAGACTTGATTTTCCCCTCCCCTAACATCTTACAACAAAGAATTGTCTATAATAGCCTTTATTCTAGCTTCTTCCTCTGCTACTTTTAATGCAACTGCTGCTTGGTGTTGTGAATCGTAAGTGTTTTTCCACAAATTTAACAAGGTTTCTTGCGTGGGTTGTTCAACACCAGACAAATTCCATTTGTGTATTTTTGCTTGCTCTGCTAAAGTCACACCGTCTGACTCGTATTGTGTTATAACTTCATAATCATAGCCACCCATAGAACCGGGCAGTAGCTTATCAAGCATAAATATTAAGTGTTCATTTTCCATTGGGGTTGCCATTTCTTACTCCTTTAAATTAATTAACCTGTTGCGTGCTGTCCAAAAACTCTGTAGCCAAACCAAGCCCATCCTTGATTGTCTGTGTATTCACCAGAACTTCCAGTAGAAATACTATATCCTGTTCCAAACCTATTACTTCCTAAATCAACAGAACTTCCATACGCATTTCTTGATGAGTTTGCAGATGAGCTATATGTTGTGCTTCCTCCGTGGGTAGCTGCACCAAATGTAGCTTCTCTTCTGTATATTTGAAACTGATTGTTTCCATACCAGTTACAAGTAAAACTGTGTGGTATTGAGTTCACTCTTATTCCAACTAAGAATTTATTACTACTGCACGCTTGGTCTCCCCAGACATTAATCTGGCAACCTGAACCAGAACCTACATTGGTAGGTCCTACTTCACTAACAGTTCCCCTAGACAAAGCACCACTTGCTCCGTGAACTGCTTTGCTTCTGACTTTAATTTGAATCATATTGTTACAGTTTACAGAACTACAGTTTCCACCCATATTTCCACCGCCCTGTCCATTACTTCTACCAGACAATCCCATAACCATATGACTGCTTGTGCTAACAGTTGTGGATGAATTATCCGTAGCTACGACTTCTGACACACCCCCACTATACGACAAGGTTGCAACATTAGCTGCACCATAAAAATCACTCATTTGCATTTCACCAGAGCTTGGAACATTACCAGTGCTGGAAGGAACATTGTCTCCTCCAGCATAGTATTCACTCATACCTATGGGGTTAGAACCACCAAACTCTGTTTGTATTTCGCTTAGTTGTAAATCTGCACCTGATGATTGTATTGCCATTATTTAGCCTCCAGTTCTTCTACTCTTGCAGAAAGCTCCTTGATTGATTCTATAAGTAATGCGTGTAGGGCATCATACTGAACAGTCTTAAACAATTCATCATCACCAGTTTGTAGTGGTAATGCTTTATGCTTAACTGCTTCTGGTAATACTTTCTCGACATCTTGTGCAATCACACCAGCAGACTTTTGTCCATCTTGCTTGCGAGTAAATGTAACACCCTTAAGTTCTTTGACTTTATCTAAAGCACCATCCACAACTTCAATGTTGTCTTTGAGTCTTTCATCTGAAATAGTAGATGAGTATGCAATAACATCACCATCAACGTGCAAATCACCATCAGCTTCAAGTCGCATTTCTTCGTTGCCATTAAGTTTGAACTGTATAGTAGTAGTTTCGATGTCAATATGGTCGTTAGAGTCTAATCCAAATCTTCCCGCCGAAGCCCAAACACTACCTGTTACTTGAACACCACCTGTTTCTGTTTCAAGTTTTGCAGAATTGTCGTAGTAAATTGATACTGCTCCGTTTGTTACACCAGTAACAAATGATTCATTTCCAGAACTTCTTAATGATACATTATCACCTTTTAAAAGTAAGTTTCCTGTTCCATTGTCGTGAATAATGCTGTTACTACCATCGTGGTATATTTCTAAATCTTCACCGCCACCTAGCTTTATTTTTTTGTTGTCACCCATTTTGATGCCACCATTAAAAGTAGCTTCACCACTAGCAGACATATCAAGGGTAAGAGCAGTAATAAATGAACCACCATCATTACCTCTAAATAACATATCTTTGTCGGAAACCTCAGAAACAATATGAAAATTAGAAGAACTATTACTTAAAGACGCAAACTGTGTTCCACCATCTAATAAAACTACATCACCACCATCAGCATCTAAATGAATATCATTTACAGAATCAATAGTAAAAACACCTGAAGTGTTTGCTATGTTGCCTGATACAGTTACACCACCTGAAGTTGTTTCAATTCTTAAAACATTATCGTGATAAAGTGCTGCTCCGCCATTTGTGTCAAAATAAGCCTTATATTCATCATCAGCTGCATTTTTTAAATGTAAATTATCAGCAAGTATTTTTAAATTTCCAGTTCCACTATCTTCAATGAATGAAGCTGAAGCATCGTGATAAATTTTTAAATCATTACCTGTACCAAATTGTGCTTTAATATTATCACCGTGATAAACATTGCCTGTAAAAGTACCACCAGCCAATGGCATCTTAGCTGCAATAGCATTCGTTGTTGTAGTCGCATAGTTAGCATCATCACCCAAAGCAGCAGCCAGCTCGTTCAACGTGTTTAGTGTTGAAGGAGCTGAGTCAGACAAAGCTGCAATCGCAGCATCTGTGTAAGCTGTTGTTGCCAACTTAGTTGAATTATCGTTAGCACTTTGAGTTGGTGCTACAGGATTGCCTGTTAGCGTTGGTGATGCTAATGGAGCTTTTGCATCTATTTGTGTTTGTATTGCACTAGTTACACCATCAACATAGTTAAGTTCTGTGTCCGTGGCTGTGATTGCACCATCAATACTAGGGAATGTAGTCTTTAGTACATTCTTAATCCCTCGTATATGGTCATCACCCTCAGAGACATTATCACCTGCTGCTGGGTTAGACGAGTTTAGGTCATCTATATATTTAGTGCCTGTTAAATCTTCTAAAGCCATTAGTTACTCCTTATGCTGATGCAGCTGTTACTGTTACTGTTACCTGTAGTGTGTCACCAGAGATTACTGCACGAGCCGAGCTAAAGTCTACTACACCGTATAGTGTTCCTGCTGTGCCAGTTGCTGCTGTGTTTAGAAAAGCACCAGCAATTGTAGCTGTTGCGTTTATTGAAAAATCTACACTTGTTCCGTTTGTCATACTTCCACTAGAAGCTGCACCTTCTGTCCATTCTTTTCTGTTACCAGAATAGCCAGTAAGTTCTGCCCAGCTTGAATGTGATGCCATAGTGTCAGCAGCAGCTGGAGTACCAGCACCTTTAAGACCTATGTACCAAGTTGTGTTTTGTGTTCCTGCGTGGAACTGTGTGTCAAGAATGTGATTCAAACCTACTGTAGTGATCAGGTTCTTTTTATCTTCTTCCCACTTGACGTTTCCGTCTTTGTCAAGGCAAGTAACTTTCCAATAGTTAGCCAGCCCTAAATTTACATTATCTAATGCCATTTGTTCTCTCCTTTAGAGTGTTATTATTATTCGTCTGGGTCACTTACCTTAGTCCAAGTAGTACCAGTGTCTTCTGCTTCATTGTTCCACAAGAAGTTGCTTGATGAAGAAATGCCAGATGTTGCACTTAGCGTTGCACTTTCTTCAAAATTTATATTGAATTTTATATTTTGTTCGCTGTCAAGAGTAGCAGTTACAGGCATATCTAGTATACCAGTAGCAGATACCCCTGATTCTAGTCCCATTATTGCAGATGCAATTTTTTCTACATCCTCTCCTCCAACAACATCAGAAATTACTTGTGTTAATGTTGCTGTTACAGGAACTGCAATTGAAGGTGCATAGCCCCAGAAACCATCATCTTCCCAAGTCATCGTTTCTAAATTCCAAGTCGTTGTTCCAGACAAAGGAATGTTTACAGTAGTTCCTAGAGTTATAGAATCTGGAATTATTAAATTGCCAGTACCAGAAAAATCTTCTGTACAAGCAAGTGTTATAGATTCTGGATATATAGCATTTTGTGTACTAGCTGCTACTGACCTCATACCTAGAACTATAGCACCAACTAATTGAAACCCTCCAGCAGCTACAATACCAGCATTAGCACCTAAAGTAATTGGCCCTACATATTTTGCATTGTTTGAGCTAGTGCTTGATGAGTTTAATGCTAACGTAGCAGTTCTACTGTATATAGCATTTGCCCACATATTAGTGCTGTTACTCCAATAAGCGGACTCTGCTGACCAAGTGCTTTGTGCCATTAGCCCTCAACTCCAGAGTATATATTTCTTACTCTCATAGCAGAACCAGAATGTCTATCTCTCTGGTCTTGCTGTTGTAATTTGTTTATTGCATTACTGTATCCATTTAGCCATACAGGTATACGCTCATCGTTCTTTATAAAAGGCTCTGCTTCCATAAGAGCACCATATAGCAAAACGTCTGGTGCATTTGCAGTTAGCCAGTTGCTTGTTACAGTACCAGCAGAACCGTCTCCTAATGGGGTAAATTTCTCGTAGAAAGCCATTTCTAACTGATAGGCTGAGTCAGGTATAGGTGCTAGTTGAATCTCGTCTCCAATCAAAGTATAGGCTCTTGGCTTACCTGTTGTGCTACTGCCATATAGTCTGTCTAGCATCTCTGGTGCAATGTACTCAAGAGGTGTAGTTGGATTTGTGTTTAGTTGTATGTTACGCATTTGAATGTAACCACCAGGCAAGTTAAAATATTGTTGGTCTACTGTAGTGTACATTGTACTTCTTACTTCCATAGGGCGAATGCGTAGCTCCCTATTAATCCTAGCTTCTGCTAGTGCAATAAAATCTGGTATCCTTGCAGTCAAGTCTGACCTATCTAACCAGTCTGCTACTGCCTCTTTTAATTCTGTAAATGTACTTAATGCCATTATACTTTTCCTTTAGTAGTTCTCCAAGGAGCGTTGTCTGGGTGGTTTAACCACTCTCTCATTTTTTCTTGGTTTCCCCATACACCTTCCCTCATCATTTTTTCTACTACGATCAGGGGTATTCTTGCTACTCGGTGTGAAAACTGTGAGTCACCTTTGTATTTGTTTCTTGTACCAGAACTGAACTTGTCTTGTTTATTAAAGTCAGCTACTTTCTTGACTGCCTTATCGTCTTGTTTACTTGCTACTGTAAGGCTTCCGTCTAAATTCGTTATGATTTTTGTATCAATTGCCATAATGTAAACCACCCCAGTTGCCTAGGGTGGTGGTTGGTTATATTAACCAGTAGTGTATCTAATCTTACCGTTAGCAGCTTCGTTGCCACAACGTAGACCGTACTCAACTAGAAGCATCTTCTTCTCTGAGTCACCTTCTTTAGCGATGTCCACAGTTTGGAAATCACGAAGGTA